TTCCGAATTAAGGAGGCCACAATGCGATTTCGCGCCTTCCAGGGCACATCCGCAGGTGGCGAAGTTGTCATCGTCTCAAACGATGACCCTAATTATCGGCCCATCAACACCACTGTAAATAGTTCGTTCTATCAACGCGCTTTGTCCACGGAACATTGTCTGCTAACACCTCTTTGGTGCAGCGCGGACGTCCAGTTGGCAGTCGACACTCGTTGGAAAGTGTGCGACAACAGTAACAGCACCACTCTTGAAGAGTTTTGTGCTGGTGTGGTATACATATACAGTGACGGAACCGGTAACATTCCCGGTTACTTTTGCGTCACCATGGTCGTGGAATTTGAGGGCTTACGGTTCAACTCTCGCAACCTAATCAGTGGTTCTTACCTCGGGTTGGGCATTCGACAGGGGATGACCGTTGGCACAACCACACTGAACTCCGATGCAGTGCTAACAGGATCTGGTTTCACCACTGGTGATATTTACTCGGTCCAGCTAAGCATTACTGGAGCCACTCTCGCCGCCACCATCACAGCATCAAATTTGTTTGCGATTAGTAGCGGCTCTGGTACGATCCCCTTCACCATTACGGGATCCACTATGGTATATGCACGTGCTAATTCCACTACCAGTTTGGGGCTCTTTACCACCTACGATTCTGCAGTCGGAGGTGATGCATCAGACAAATTGCTGTTCGGCGTCACTGCCGTTACGGGTACCTCATTGCCCGCATGCGTCATTACACAATTGCGCAACAGCACGCAGCCGTCAAGTTAAGGCGGAATGAACCACCGCGGTGTACGGTCGTTCATCAAGGGTTTCTGGAACAAAACAAAAATAAAAATTAGACTTAGAGTAGATTTCATGTTCACGTGCATTTTGTCTGTTAATAAATCTTCAGGAAACCTTAAACGATGGCTATATAGCCAAAGCAGCTCCGCGGATGCGCTGAGCGAACACAATGATGAGACCTAAATCTCTTACTTGCAACACCGAAGTAGTAGTGGCCCTTGTTCCTCAGGGTGTCAGTACCGAATCGAATGTTCGTACTCGGGTGGTTCCGAGGCTACTAGGTGCAGAGGAATGGTAGAGTCGTCAAATCTCAATGTGTTAACAAAGGAAAATCATCCATGGCCACGACAATTCGTGGGCTTCAGCGTCGCTAGCGCTGATTCTAGCACCACCTAGTGGTGAGGGTGCGGGTCTCAACCAGAAGTGGTTGGGGGGCTGCCGCGCATCTAAGCGATCCCAAACATCTAG